AAGCATATCTGTATTCTTCGGCAGCCTGCGTCTGTGTTTGCTATAATCCAGCTTACTGTCGTTATTTTACGCATTAAACTATTATATTCGTCTAAAGTTAAAGTTGAATCTTTTCTTAAACTTTCGAGTAGTTCTCTAACTTCATCGCGTGTCATTTTAGTAGTTACGTTGTGTGTCATTTTGTCGTCCTTATTTTTATTTATATAATTATAATATAATAAATATTAAATTCTCCTTAAAGAATTAGATTAATGATAAGTAAGTAATGCGCTATATAATGTACACGCGTGAATATCATAACTTTACTTAAAACAAGATTAAATTACGTAACTTTTATAAGATATTAAATGATGTGATTAGTACGTACGTGATAGCCTATAATATATAACCAGCTAGCCAACCCCCGCTCAACAAGCCCGGGGTGTGGAGTTTAGCTTGTAACTCGATTTAACGATAAAACAGATTCTATCCCCCTGTTATATGCCTATTATATATAGTACTCTATCAACTAATCCCACTATCAACTAATCTACTAATCCCACTATCAACTAATCTACTAATCCTATAATACAATAATCCACTAATCCACTAATCCACCACCGCTGCCACTATTAAACTAAAGAATTAAGGAGATATTAAGGAATAAATACATATAATACAAAAAAGGACTGCAGGATGAATAAACCACTTAGCTTACAAGCCACAAAGCAGGAGATACTAGCTAGACTAGACGACTACAAAATAACCGCTTTAAACTTAACATACGAAAAAATTACACACCAAGATGCTAAGTACTATGAACCGCGGGACATTAAGGTTTTAACGGATATAGTTCTTAGCATAGAGGATTCTTTCGGAGATAAACTTACTGAGGGAGCACAGGTTAGAACTATACAACTACTCCTTGATAGGTATGGGTCTAGTACAGACACACGACCGTTGCCTACTATGGACATAGGGGTGATAGATGCTTGAGGACTTCGTAAGAGACTATCTCTCAGATAGACACTGGAGACTTAACAATCTCTACTACATAGTTAACAAGGAGGACACCGTAGTTCAGATGCGGTTGAACTTTGCACAGGAGAAGGTATTCGCAGTAAAACATCCTAAGACAATAACATTGAAGTCTCGACAGCAGGGTATTAGTACATTCAAAGTAGCTGAGGGACTAGATAAATGTATATTCAGGGACAATACTCAGGCAGGTGTACAGTCATATGGTCAGAATGAGGCTAAGAAGTTATATAAGAAAGCCTTGTTTATGTGGGATAACTTTGACCCACAAATAAAAGAGTTGTTAGGGCTAAAATTAGTTTCAAGTAACTCTGAGGGACTAACATTTTCAAATGGGTCTACATTACGAATAGGTAACTTTAGGGGGGATACACTTTCATCACTTCACGTCTCAGAGTTAGCTAAGATTGCAAAGAGGTTTCCTGAGAAGGCAGAGGAATTAAACACCGGAGCCTTTGAGGCTGTAAGTACAAATAGTTCTATAAGTGTTGAGTCAACAGCAGAAGGTAAAACAGGATTATTCTTTACTATGTGGAGGACTGCAGAAAGAAGATTTAAGCTGGTTGGAGCAGAAGGTTTAACACCCTTAGACTTCTACCCAATATTTCTTAGTTGGGTTGACGATCCTGATTGTAGTATGGATGAGTACTATGAAGCTTCAGAAGATGACTTTGAGTACTTTACAAGAGTAGAGAAAGACTTAGCTATAACACTAACTCAAGAACAGAAGAATTGGTGTTCAGCGAAAAGGGAGAGACTAGCTGAGAAGTTTGACCAGGAATACCCATATAGTCCAGAGAGCGCATTTAACGTTGCCGTCGAGGGAACATACTACAAACTACAATACGAGAAACTAATCAATAGTAAACGGATTAAGCCTACACCATATACACCAGGACAACCCGTATATGCTATATTTGACTTAGGTATGAACGACAGAATGTGTATAAATTTTACTCAAATTATACAAGGTGTACCTAAAATAATTGGTGAATATGATAATAATGGACAAAGTATAGAGTTCTATGTAGAAATAATGTCTAAGTTACCTTATAATATTGAGCAGGCAATTTTACCGCACGATGCAAACGTTAAGGAACTATCAACCGGTAGAACTAGGCTTGAAGAGTTTAGACGACTAGGCGTTAGATGTAAAATATTACCCAAACTTAGTTTACAAGAGGGTATAAACGCAGCTAGACAGTACCTTAGTGTTGTGGAGATAGATGAAAACTGTAACGAAACGATAATAGCTATCCAAAACTACAGACAAAAGTACGATAAAAGATTAGATGTCTACTTAGGTGTGCCAGAACACGATGATTATTCACATTACGCTGACGTAATTAGGTATTCTGCACTAGGTCTTACATATCATAAGATTAAAAATACAATAGAGAAGACTTATGAGGAGAAATATAAGATTGCGAAAGCAAACTATTCAGATAGGATGGCGTTATAGGCTAAGTATAATTTAAAATTTTAGTTTTTATTAAGGAGTTTAGGTGTATAATATTACAATGGGTAGGTATTCATCAACACAGTCTCCTAAACTTTGGCTTTAAAATCGCTACCCATTGTTATCTTAGATAGCTAGATATCAGCCCCACCTGATATCTATGATGTCTAACATCAGTTTACCTATAATTAGGTTAAATTTACACTAAAGGAAAAAAGATGAGTAATCCAGAAACTGGTACACCAGCAGATGCTACTCAGCAAACTGGTAGTCCTACACAGACTACGCCACCTGTTGCTGATAGTATCGAGAAACAACTTGAGCTAGCAGAACAGAGACGTAAAGAAACTCAGGCTGCTTATACAAGAGGCCAACAAGCTTTAAAAGCTAAGGAAGCGGAACTAGAGGCCTTAAAACAGCAACTATCTTCAGCAGTTAGTGTTACATTAACTCCGGAGCAAAAACAAGAGCTTGATGATCTTAAGTATGAAGATCCGGATGCTTGGCGAGAAAAGTTAAATAGCTTTGAAACAAAAGCAAAACAAGAAGCCAACGCCAAATTTGCTGAACTGACGGGTGAAGCGGGTAAGGCCGCCGGTGTACAGTTTGAGTTAGAAAGACGTCAACAAGTTTTAGAAGAATTTAATGCATCGGCTTCAATAGCTATTACTGACGAGATTATATCTAACGAAGTACCGCCTCGAATTACTAATAAACTTGCAAGGAATGAGATTTCATTCGAAGAGTTTTTAACTGAAGTATCTTCTTATCTAAACAAAGGTAAGACCGTGGCTAATCCAGAAACACTGGGCCAACCTAATATGGGTAAGATTGGTGGTTCCGTTAGTCCGAAGGACTTTAAGCCAGAAAAAACTTTGAGTGATGGTTATTCAAAACTAATTTTATAGTAAGGAGCTTCTATGGGAAGTGGTTCAGTTGCCTTAGGGTCTGATTTAGAAAGAAAAAAATGGTTACAAGAGGGCTTACTTCAAAGAGCTAGCCTATCTTTTTGGGCTGCATATACAGGTATGAGTTCAAACTCTATCGTGTATCAAACAAATAACGAAAATGCATCTGATGGTCATACGGTTGTATTTGATTACTCAGGTAAGTTAAGTGGTAGAGCTATCAAAGGTAAAGACACTGCATATGGAAAAGGTGAGATCAAACGTAGGTTTTCTGATAAACTAACAGTTGAGCGTTACCGTATTCCAGTTGACAACGGTGATAACTTTGACGGTGTAAATATCGGTGATTTAACTATCAACCAACACACTGACTCAAGAGCAAAACTTGCTGACTTAATGATTAGATGGAAAGATCAAATGATCTTTGATACTCTTCAAGGTGGTATGTCTACAGCTCCATCACATATTTACAAGTTAGGCGTTGCAACTTTTGGTTACAGTGATTTGTTAGCTATTGAAGCGGCACTTAAATCTGGAGTAGGCTTTTTAGCTCCATCTGCATCGGGCGCACCTAATACCGGCGTAGCAGCAATGAAGAGAGCACCTCTTGAGCCATACCAATTACAAAATGGTGAGTCAGTTTGGTTATTCCTAGTTGACAGTTATATGGCGCAGTTGTTGAAACAAGATTCTAAGTATCAAACACTAGTTATTACAGGTGATGTTCGCGGCGGACAAAACCGTGCCTTAACAGGTGTAATTGGACGTATTGGACAGTTGATTATTGTTGAAGCATCAAATTTCTTTGGTTATACAGCTGGAACAGGTACGTTTGGTTTAGATGCTACTGAAGTTGAAATTCCGGGTCTTAGACAGTATACAACTACGGCAGCTAACGGAACTGTTTTTAGTGCTTGGTCTGGTCAAACTACGTTTGATACTGATGCTGTAACAACATCTAAAATTTTCTCCCGCGGGTTAATTCTTGGACAAGGTGCTTGTCAGGTTGCGTTCGGTAAAATGCCGGATTATAAATTCCAAGAGTCAACTGACTTTAGTATTACTTCACAGTCAGCTGTTGAGTTCTGGACAAATGCTTGTAAAACAAACCTTAAACTTGAGGGTGGAGCAGTCTACAAACAAGCAAACGTTATTGGTTTAGACTTCGGTGTTATTGCCGTTGATATACCTCACGCTTAGGCGTGGGTTATTTATTTTAAGGAGAATTTATGGCTGTTTCTGCTAGAAATTTTAATGATAAAAAAGGGGTCAGTGTATTTGCTGCTTATGGCGTAACCGAAGCTGATTTAGGAACTGTTTTAGGCTATTTGCCTAATAACTCACTAATTGTATCTGAAGTTATTGAAATAGTAACTGCATCTGGTACAGCTGGAGCGCAAATTAGTTTAAATATTGCTGGTACTGCAGTAGTTGCCAATGCCGCTGCGACGCCGGCTGCCATTTTACCTAATACAGTAACTAAGAATTTACCACTAGGTGGTGCAATTCAAGTTGTTGCTGGTACTACAGCACCTGCCACAGGTTCAACTGTATTCAACATTACTCTTACGTATATTGAGTACTCTAAATCTAACGGTGAATTAACTAGACTTAGTTAATTTAGGTGTCTCTTAGGAGGCACTTATAATTAATCTAATAGGAGTATAAATGTCAAAAGTATTAACTATTATAGACTCTATAAGAGATACACTTAATGACCCTGATGGTGATAGATGGTCAAATGATAGACTTCTTAGAGGTTTTAACGAGGCCATATCTAACATTAATGGTTTAGTTAAGGCTATAAGAGGTAAAACTACTGTTCCTTTGTTAGGTGGTATTAATACCTATACATTACCTAGTTCAGTTCAAAGACTTACTAAAGCTTTGTATAACGGACAAGCATTAGAATTCAAATCTCACGAGGAAATGGATGCTATTGAAGCCTTATGGGAAGAAGATATAGGTGATACGCCTCAGTATATTGTATATGATAAGATTAATAACAATCAGTTAAGAATATATCCTACACCCAACTCAGAAATAGTTGGTTTAGATACATTCGGTGTGATAACTAACTTAGATGATATAACAGTTTCACCTGTATTTGGTGTAATGACCGGAATATATGAAGATTTATCTGGTCTTGTTATATATTATATTCAACGACCCCCTTTAGTTACCTCTATGGCGGCTGAATGTCCTCTAAGTGATTCTTGGGATACTGCTATACGACATTATGTTTGTGCAGTTACTCTAAGGGATGACAAGGATACTCAAAATAGACAATTTGGTAATGAAGAGTACCAGTTGTATAATAATGAGATAAAAACTGGTTACATTGCAAATAGTAAAGACTATACAGCAGGTAACTTTTATGCAACAGATTATAGGAGATTATAATGGCTTATGGTTCTAAATCACTAATAGTTACTCAGGATATTTTATTTGGGCAGGGTAAAGCTGAACAGATGAGATTTAATAACCTTTATGTCGTAGATAAGGTTAATGCAGGCAGTATTCCATATACAGGTGACCCAGCCACTAATGATGTAGTTAGCGTTAAGACTATTTTAGACGGTCTTGTAGCCGCGGGTAGCGGAACTCCGGCGATAGTGGAGTGGTAAATGGCTTATACAGCAGGAACTTGGACTTGTCCGCTTACAATAACCAATGATACTAAAATAAACCAAACCGATGATATTATTCAAGCCATATTATCAACTAACGCAAACTCAGTACAGGCTTATTTAAACACGGAAATGGGTAAAGTATCGACTGAGATTAATAATTTTGAGTCTAGTATTACAACAATAACTGAATGGTAAAGGAAACAGTAAATGGCACTTATAAATAAACAAGACACTAACGGTACAAAGAGTACGTTAGCTAAAGGTGAATTAGGATATGATGATTATTCTGCTGGTGGTGATAAGGGTAGGATTTATGTAGGTGACGGTACTAACAATATACCGATAGCTAAAAAGTCTGAAACTGATACGCTTACCACAAACTTAACCAACCACGTAGGATCAAATGGCTCTGCGCACTCACTAGTTACAGGCTCGGCTAACGGATTTATGTCAAGTACCGATAAGACAAAACTCGACGGTCTTTCTCAGTACGTATTACCTGCAAATGTTGTGACAAATACTAATTATGCAACATCTACAGTAGGCGGTGTTATTAAGGCAAGAATAAGTGGTAATAATTTATACCTAACAATAGATGGCAGCAATGCTTAAGGAGTTCTAAAATGGCAATTTTTATTAACGGTATAGCGCTGGGTATGGTCCCACAAAATTCACAAACATTCACAGCGAGCGGAACTTTCACTGTTCCAGCTGGCGTCAGTCAAGTTAGAGTAGTTGGCTGTGGTGGAGGCGGCGGGGGTGGCGGTGTAAAGGGGGACCCCGGTCCTTATGGAGATAGTACTCCTACCCCTGGCTATTCTAGTGGTGGAGGGGGCTCAGAAATAGTTCCTACTATTGTCGCGGTTAGTGCTGGTAGTAATATAACAGTAACAGTTGGCGGTGGAGGTGCTGGAGGGGGGTCTCCTAATAGTGGGGGAGATGGGGGTTCATCAGCGTTTGGTGCATTAACTTTACAAGGGGGAGCTGGTGGTAATGGAGCTTATGCTTCTACGGCTAGTCCAGCAGGTAGTGCAGGGGCAGGAGGTTTTGGTGGTGCAGGGGGAACTAGAGGGGGTAAAAGTTCCTCATTTTCTGGTGGTGGTGCAAATGGCGGTGGCGGAGGTGGCGGTGGAGCTTTTGGGGCTGGTGCTGCCGGTGGGTCGGAAGCAACTGGCGGGTCAGCCGCTGCTAATACCGGAGCGGGTGGCGGAGGTTCAGCAAGTCAAAGCAGCTCTGATAACGGTGGTAACGGCGGCTCAGGTAAGATCGTAGTTTATTGGTGAGGAATAACAAATGAAAAATTTTGCAGTTGTAGATAACAATATAGTAATAAATGTAATTATAGCAGATGATGACTTTGCACAGATGTACACAGCCTCACCTGACCATATAGGTGAGTGTTTTGAGTATTCTGAATCCAGTGAAGACGATACTTTAGTGGCTAGAATAGGTGAAGCCCATATAAATGGTTTATTTGTAGACGCAAATCAGGCTGTTGATTTAGGATTACTTACAGTAGACCAAGTTAAAACTTATGGCTTTCATTCAGGACGAGAGTATAAAGAACCTATATCGCTAATACCAAAAACAGTTACGATGCGTCAAGCCAGACTTGCACTACTAGCCAACGGGCAACTTGCTAATGTACAAGTAGCTATTGACTCGTTGCCGTCACCTATGAAGGAACAAGCTCAGATTGAGTGGGATTATTCTAAAGAAATTGATAGGTCTAACCCACTTATTATCCAACTTATGGGTTCTTTAGGTTTATCTAGTTCAGATATAGACAATTTATTTACGGGAGCGGCTAAACTATGAGAACAAAAGAAGAACAAGCAGCTTTATTTACTAAATTCGACTCGGATGTTCAGACTAAGAGTAAAGGTCTTAGATTAGCTATTGCTTTTGACCAGTTATGCGGTGTTTTATTTTGGAATAATTCTCAAGATGAAACTATATCATCAAAGATAGGCCGATTACAAGAGCAAGGAAAAGCTACTTGGTGGGACGACAAAGTTTGTTGCCTTTTAAGTAAACTTGATTACAATCATTGTCGTAAAAGTGAGGGAGAATAGTTTGGACTCCTCGGATATAGAGAAAAGGATGACTGAAATGGATATGGTTCCGCGATTGCAAAAACTAGAAGGAGAACATATCCTTTTAAATCAAGAGTTACGGCAGATGAATAAAACCCTTTCTAAGATAGAGGTTGCTATTGAGAAACAAAATGAGATATCTCTAGATATTCGTATGCTAAGACAAGAGTTTAAGTCCCAGAAAGAAGTGGAACTTGAAAGTATTAAAAGACAAAATGAAAGAATTGAGCATATTGAAAGAAATCTAAGTAAAATAGCTTGGATAGTATTTACGGCAATAATTGCTGGGTTATTACACTTTATTATAGGCGGACATTTAGAATGACAACACACTTTACATTTGAAGAGCTAACTAATAGTGAAAACCACCCAACTTTAGTACCTCAAAATAGACTTGATGCCCAAAAATATATTTCTTCGGGTGATAAATTAGCTGACTTACTTGAACAAGTTAGAGACTTATTTGGTGGTATGCCCATAACCGTAGACTCAGGTTTTAGAAATCCTGCCTTAAATACTGCCGTTGGTTCAAAAGCTAAGAGTTCAGCCCATTTAAGATTTGAAGCCGCAGATATTGTACCTACAAATATGTCAGTGGCCAATGGGTTTAAACTGTTAGTTAATAACAAAGATAAACTTCCAAATATGAGAAAAGCAATTATTGAGATGGGTTGGATACATATTGAGGTTAGAACTAATTCTACCCAACCACAAACATTTTATACCACATCTGATGGTATTAACTTTAAGGCAGTATGATGAGTTGGTTAACTGATTTAATAACTCCGGTAGCAGGTTCTTTTATTAAAGACGTAGGTGATACCGTAAAACAGTTTGTTACTACTGATAAAGATAGGATGGAACTTGAACAAAAACTCGTTGAAGTTCAGGATAATTTTCAACTTCAGATAGCTCAGTTAAATCTTGAGCAAACAAAAGATGAAAATGCCGCTGTAACTCAAAGATGGTTAAGTGATAATACAGCTGGGGGATTACCTTCAATCACTAGACCTTTAATGGTTTGGTGGGTTTTAGGTGCGTTTACTATTATTACCTTCTGTGATGGTAACATAGGTAATTTCCACATTAATCCGGCTTATATTCCTATTTATCAAACTTTACTAATCACAATAGTTGGTGGTTATATGGGTTTAAGAACTTTTGAAAAATATACTGGGTCACAAAATGACCAGGTAAAAATAGTGCCTAAGGACAAATAAATGGCAAATGTAATTTATAACTCATTTAAGGCAAAACTAGGAAACGGAACCGTCGATTGGGATGATAATGCTACCACAAATATTAAGGTAGCATTAGTTACAGACCAGTATGCAGCTAATATGGATACTCATACGATGTTTTCAGACGTATCAAATGAAGTAGTTGGTGCTGGGTATACGGCCGGCGGTGCTCCGTTAGTAGGTAGAGCCGTTACCGTAGATAACGTAAACAATTTAGCTGTATATTCAGGTAATAATATTACGTGGCCGCTTTCTACATTTACCACGGCTGGTGCGGTAGTCTATAAAGATACCGGTACACCGAGTACATCTCCACTTATATTCTTTCTTGACTTTGCTGGAAATAAATCACCTTCTTACGGCGATATGACTATTAACTGGAACGCAAATGGTATCTTTACACTAGGATAATAAATGACTACCACTATAACTACACCAAGTCCATCCATTCAGGACTATACCTTTAATGACTTCCAGGATGCAACTTGGGCTGGTTCGGGTTATACTAACGTAGCCTTAGGTCTAGACGTTATACCTAGTTATATTAGTACTCTTACGCCAACTATTGCAATAGCCCGAACACAGGCATCTCCGGCCTTAGTTACACTTATTATGGCTACTCTTACCCCTAGTATTAGAGTAGGGGTAACTCTTAGTCCTACTAAGTGTAAATTAGGCTTAAAATTAAATGATTTTATACTTCCTACGTATAGAAAACCAATTACATCCGGTGAATTAGTGGTACTAGTTATAGATAAAGGCACGGTTAATTTAGTGTCTAAAGATGAGACTATTATACTAGCAGCCAATGATGAGCAGTATGTACTGCCAATAGAAATTTAAGGACTTATATGAAAGTTTATAAAGTAATAAAGGGTGATAGTACAATTAATCTAAAATTTACGGTTGATGGGTACGCTACTTTGGATCATAACTGGAAGTGTTCAGTATCTTTAGTTGATGATTTAGATCCAACTACGGTTGCGCAGTATACTAAAGATGTTCCGCTTACTAGTGATAGTACCGGGTTTAACGTAAATTTTAGTCCAGATGAAACTGCAATGTTACCTATTATTCCAGGCTCAATTTATTACTGGATTATTATAGTTAGTAATTTAACTATGGTACCTGCCTATAAGAGGACAACTATAAATAAGTTAGAAATTGATATACAAGGAGTATAGATGCTATTAAGGGATTTTAGTGGTGGACTTAACACACGTATAGCTCCGAGTTTACTCCAACCAAATGAGGCTCAAGTATTTACTAATATAGATGCTACAACAGGGTCAATACTGCCTTGGAAAGACTCTACACTATACCAAGCCAGCGTTAATAAGTATTTTACCTACTATAACCACCTTAAACAAGTAGTAAGTTCAGCCGTTGAAACTACTTTTGTAGAGTGGAATAAGATTCTATACAGCTCCTCAGTAGGATTACCAGCAACTAAATATGACGGTGTTCATACCTACAACTTAGGTATAATCGGACCGCCTCAAACGTTTGTTGGTGGTGTCGGAAGTACGGGCATACTAACAGGTACCTACACGTATATATATACTTACTATAATAGTGCAGATGATACTGAGTCCGTTGCAAGCAATATTACCACTGGTATAGTTGTTTCTAACAATAATATATACGTAAATAACATTATTGCTAGTTCAGATCCTCAAGTAAATAAAATTAGGCTATACAGAATTGGCGGTGCGTTACCAAACTTTACTCTTGTTGTAGAACTATCTAATGCTACTCAGGGTTATACTGACAATAAATCAGATATTTCTATAGCTGGTAATCATACATTTAATGCCTCTAATTATTACCCACCTCAGACAGGTTTAAAATTCTTAGTTGAAGCTTATGGTATGTTATTTGGAGCAATAGGAAATACCCTATACTATAGTGCTATTGGAACACCTAATTATTGGCCTAAAGACTATTATATTGACTTTATAACAGATATAACAGCCATAGCACCATTGTCTACCGGTATACTTATATTTACAAGTTCACGAACCTATATAGTAACAGGAAATACACCAGATACATTCCAAGTCTCATTGTTTGATATGGTTCACGGTTGTGTATCACACTATACTATTAACTATGTAGCCAATAGTTTAGTATGGCTTTCTGCTGATGGTATATGCTCAACAACCGGTGGAGCTATAACAATACTTAGTTTACCTAAGCTGGGTAACTTTGATATTACTGGTCTACAAAATTCAGGTGTTTATAACAGTTGTTACTATATAGTTTTAGGTATTGGAATACTAGTATTTGACTTTAGATTTAACCTATCTGTAAGACTTATTACTGACCCAATAACGTGGATTGGTGTGTTTAATAATAAAGTCTATGGACAAAAGAATGGTGGTCTTTATGAGTTAAATTCGGGCCTACCCCTAAAATATCATTGGAAATCACCTGTCTTAACGGAAGGACAATATACTACAAGAAAGTATTGGCGAGATTTATTTATTAAGTATAATGGTTCAGTAACATTAAATTTATATGTAGATGGTAGACTAGTCAATACAAAAGATTTTGAAGACAATAAGTGTTTTAATCTTAAGGCACTAAGTAGTTCAGATGGATATGGACTTGAGATTGAATTAATTGGTACGGCGGAAATAAGTGAAATTAATTACAGTGTCACAGGAGGAAAATAATGACATTAGTTATGCCAAAAGACTTTAATGATGAGAAAGCTATGCGGTTATTTGTACAAAGTCTTCTTTTATTAATTGATGAGCAGGGTATTCAGATAAATAAAATAACTTTAGCTCTTAATAAGGCCGGAATAAAGGTTATTTAAGTTTAAATTAATATAAATTATACTATAATATATATTATGAAGGACTTTTAATGAATAAAATAACTACAGCTACTTTAGATGATGTAACTATAGTAGCCAATTTACTTATGGCTATGTATACTGAAATGGAGCCCGATTTATCTAGTACTATGTTTAAGGACTACCTAAATTTAGCATCCAAACATCTTAAAGAAGACGATGTTTACTTATATGAAGATAAAGCTCTATTTATAGTTAAAGATGTATCCTCACCGGTTATTAATAGACAAATGTGGGATGGTGCTAGTGTGTACATAAAGCCAGAATATAGAAATGGTAGAATACTTAAAAAATTATACTCTCATATGTTTAAGACTTACTCTGGTGTTATAGTAGGCTTTGTTGAGCCTAATAGTAAACATCTTCCCGTTGTTAGTAAAAGAAATAAACTACTTGGTTATGTATATGAGATTATGCACCGATAAGGATATTAATAAACTAGCACTGTTACACTATACTGCTTATGAAGAGAAATTTCCTAATTGTAGAAGTACAGATTTAAAAGATTATTTAATAAGTACTAAGTTAGATTTAGACACTAGGAAAGTTTATATCCATAGTAGTAATAAAGCTTTAATAGTTCTAGAGGATAAAACAGATATACTTCTTAGGAATTCCACATACTATCTAATAACTAGAATATATGTGTCTCCGGAACTTAGAAGTAAAGGAATAGCTAAGTATATGCTTAATTATTGTAAACAGTTCGGGCCTCTTATGGGGTATAACGGTAAATTCTATTTTATAAAGGATAAATAAATGACAGGTGCAATACTTGGAGCAGGTCTAATTGGTGCAGTAGCTAGTTCAAGCGCCGCAGGAAAGGCCTCAGATTCGGCAAATAGAGCTAGTGCCTCTAGTGCTCAGGCTAGTGCTAGCCAACTTGCTTTTAATAAACAACAATATAGTGATTGGCAGGATGTATTCGGCCCGACGGAGAAGAATCTTTCTAGCTATTACAATACACTAGATCCAAATACGGTAGCCGCTAGTAATGTTAATGCGATGCAACAAGCCTTCCAACAGTCTCAGGTTCAGGTTAACCAAGCAATGGCTCAAAGAGGAATGCAAGACTCTGGTTTAAGTACTCAACTATTTGCACAAGGTACATACCAAAATGAAATGAGTAAGGCTCAAGCCGTAATATTGGCACCTCAACAAGTAGCTCAACAGAGACAAAGCTTTTTACAAATTGGTTTAGGACAACAAGGCGCTCTACAGAATAATATTAGTAATGCTTATAGTAATCAAATTACTACGGCAAATAATCAATATACTTCTTCAATGAACCAATTAAACTCTGCGAATCAATCAATGGGTAGTGCTGTTAGCGCTACAGCAATGGGCTTAGGTTATGCTTTTAACCATCCAGCAGCTCCGACAACAATTAACTTACCATAGGAAATAAAATGGCAACAGGACCAGATTTTGGCGGTGCAATAGCACAAGGAATTAACGGGTATATAAATGGTATGAGAACAGGAATGTCTGATACTATGGACAGACAGGCTAAGCAACAAGCGTTAACTATTCAGGCTGAACAAGCGTCTCAGGCTTCAGAGTCCCACGATAGTGCTATGGCTGTACAAGCTCAACAATTACAGCAATTACAGATGCAAACTAAACAGATGCAAGATTCAATGAGTAAGCAAACTGTATATAGTGCTTTTGATAGCCCTACTCCTATGACGAGTATAAATGCAGCTCTTAAAGATCCCAATATATCTAAGTTATTTAACGTAGGAAGAGTAGCCGATATTGACCAAAATGATATCCAGCAAGTTAATAAAGCTAAAGCCATTACAGACGCTGGCGGTCACCCCGTCCAAACATTCTCAACGGACCCTACAACCGGTCAGCCTGTTGCCAACGTAGTTGACTTAAATCAAATTAAGATTCAGACAGGATATGCAACTTACGCAGCCCAACGAGATGCCGAACTAGCTAAATCTAAGGCTATAACTTCTACGTCAAATGAGGCTAATGTTCAAGCATTAACCGCGACTAAGGGTATGGTGCAAGGAGCTCAGGAGGCAGATCCGGCCGTAGGTGCAAAAGATTCTTTAAATTCTTATCTTATCGCTCACCCAGAAGCTCAAGTTAAACTAATGGCTAAAGCCGGTGGGGGTTCTGACACTGTTCTTCAACAGATGGAAAGAGCATTTACAGCTGAGTATAGTTCTAGGGGTATAACACCAACTCCAGAACAGATAAGTGCCTTTTACCATAGTTTTCTGCAGAAAATGACTTTAGGCACGGGGTACGCAGCTACACAACAAAAAGCAAATGATGTAACTGGGTCACAAAATAGTTCACAAACTAACTTAAACTCTGGTAAGGTTGATACAGCAGCCCTTCAGAGTCAAGAGAATAAAATATTTGCTAATATGCCTCCTGACCAAGTTGCAATGTATAAGCCTAAGCTACAGGAATTATCTTCTAATAGATCAGTTGTACTTAATATTGACAGACTACTTAGTACTGCGGATTCTAAAACTAATCCAGTATCAAAGAACGTTATATCTAACGCTAAAACTTGGGTTCAGTCTCAACTAGGCGTGCAATCAGCTCAAGCATTTAACAACGTAAACTTTAATACTCAAGCCGGTATGCTACTAACAAACTATATTAAATCATTATCCGGTTTAACCGTATCTGACCAAGAAAGATCTAGTTTAACTAAGATTATATTAGGCGGTAACACTAATGATTTAAGTTATGTTAAACAGTCATTACAGTCATTTAGATCGGAACTTGTCTTTAATAATAATTCAATGGCCGAAAGTGTAAAAGCTGTAGCCCCGTATTCGGCGTATACGGCAACAGACTATACTGTAGCCCAACCAATGCATAATCCGCCAAGTCAGACTAATTCTAATCCACCACACCACACTAAGAAGTTGCCTCCGTTAAATTTAGACAACTATAAACATTAAGGGTAACAGATGACGATAACAATAGAAAACCTAAGAGATACCTTTCAGATAGGCTACAATGCTTATCTTGAAAGTCGTAAAGAGGCTAATCTCTGTGAGGATTATTATCACAATAGACAGTACACAACTGACCAATTGTCTGTATTAGCTGATAGAGGACAGCCTAAGGAAACCTTTAATATAATTAAACTCTTTTCACGACAACTTATTGGTTATTACTCTACTTTAGTTAATACAATAAAAGTAAATCCGATTCAATATAGTGATATTGATACAGCGTCTTTACTAAATGATGTAGCTAATGAAGTATTAAGAGATAATAGTTTTTCTAATGAAGCAGATGCTATTAAACTAGATGGCTTTTTATCTGGACTATTATGTTCATATATAGATGTTATAGACTCAGGTGATACAGATAAGTTTGGCCGTAAGATATATAACATTACACTCGAAAGAGTTCCTTCTAGTGAAATAGTTTTAGACCCTATGAGTATTAGAGCCGACAGTCAAGACGCTAGATTTATTCATAGACATAAGTGGTTTTCAGAAGAGGGTGTAATTGAAGCGTTTGGTAAAGGTAGCTTAGATAAATTGCAAGACTACAGAAACACATTAAATGCTGAGGAAGCGGATTTTGAGTTTAAATACGGTATGCAGTTTATGGGTCAATATAGACTCCATAAGAACTACCTAATAGTTCATTCTATTATGAAGGATGATGATGGTGATAGTTGGAGTGTGTATTGGTCTGACTTCACTATACTAGATAAAAAGAAAATAACTTATAAAGATGTAAAATTTCCTTATAGAGTTGTTAAGGTTAGTGACTCAAATAAATCTGAATATTATGGTATATTCAGAGATGTTATGGAAAGTCAAAACGCTATAAACCAAGCAATTATACAGATCCAACAGATGGCTAACTCGAATAAAGCCTTTGTAGAAGATGGTGCTGTTGAAAACCTAGCTGACTTTACTAAAGCATTTAATAGAGTTAACTCTGTTATACCTGTAACTAATCTAGCTGGTATTAAGATAGACAGTCTTAGTGGTGATATTCAACAACAGTATCTACTTATAGATAAAGCATTTAATCGTATTCAGAGAATATTAGGTATAAACGATAGTTTTCTTGGTATGGCTTATGCTAGTGATAGCGGTAGAAAAGTACAACTCCAACAAAATGCAAGTATGGTTGCTTTAAGATACTTAACAACTAAACTCGAACTTTACTATAAAATGGTCGGTTGGGATGTAGTCAATCTAATCAAACAATATTATACTGCTAATCAAATACTAAGAATATCTGATGAGTTAGTTGGACAAAGATGGGTTGAATTAAATAAACCTATTATGATGCCTGACTCAAAAGGTCAACCACAACCGGTTATGGACGAGTCTATTGACCCTGCATCAGGCGAACCTAATAAAGATCCACTAGGTAATATTATTATGGTTCCACTAAATGATAGTAGAACTGATATTAGTTTCTCAAAAGTAGACTTAGAAATAACTACGGCGGCTTATGATGACTCTGATGAGCAGAATGATAAAATGCTTAATGGTGTGTTAAACGGAAACTTAGGTAATGCACTTATGACTGTTAATCCAGCCGGATATATGAAACTTGCTAGTTTAAGTATAAAGTCACTTAAATCTAGATACAGTTCTAACATAGCTGATATACTTGACCAGACATCACAGATGCTAACCCCACAGCCACAGATGCAGTCTCAATTAGGTGCTGGAGCTAATGTTAGTTCACAGTTACCTCAGGGCGGGTCACAACCTCAACAAGGCGCTCCTATGCAACAAGCCCCTCAGGCTCAACAGGGAATACCTAATGTTCAAGGAGGACACTAATGGCTTACAATGTAAATAAAATGCTTAGTGATGGGTATTCACTAAGCGATATTGGCCAAGCAATGGGCTACAATGTAAACAAAATGAAATCTGATGGCTATGGAGATGACCAGATTACAGCGGCGTTAAAGTCTTACAAAGGTCCGTCTTCTGATGAGTCATCAGCAACTCCAATAACCGTAACCAAAAGTACTGGTAACAGTACGTTGGATAGAATGGGTTCGTTACAGAATTCTTCATTCGGTAAAACGGTACAAGCTAAAACAACACCTAAGGCACCAGTAGCTAATAACACGTCTGTAAATACAACGCCTAGTAAAAAGAGTGTTCCTCAAGTATCAACTCTTTCAGGAGATACACAGTATAATCCAGACAACTATACAGGAGCATTTAATCAAGATGTTTCCCAACCACTAGGTGAATTTACCGGTCAAGTAGCGGCTGGTATGGCAACGCCTATAGCTGGTGTTCAAAGAGCCTTTGATGATACAACCGGTGTGAATACAGGAGGACAAGCAAACGTTGATGCCTTACAAGAATATGAGAAAACTTATAATGACCAGCATCCAGACCAAACTATAGCTCCATCAACACTAGGTGAAGGTGTCGATTATTTCCTAACACCTATGGGTAAAGGTATAGCAGCCGGTATGGGTTCAATTATGGGTATATCATCTGCAATGGGTATAGGTGAGAATAAATCCTATGGAGAAGCACTAACAACAGGTGCCATATCAGCCGCGGCTGGTGGTGCAGTTATGAAGGGTCTTGATATGTTAAGTGGTACCGTTGGTGAAGCAACGGCCTCTAAAGTGTACAACTACCTTAAGGACTATAACAATATTAGTGAAGATGAAGCAACAGGTATTTTTAATAACTGGTCTAAAGTTATGGACGCTCCAGATACCGCAGCCAATAGATCTAAAGCCATAGTTGACTACTTAGGTAATAAGGGTGCGGCAATAAAAGTTAACGCTGTAGCCAATTCACCTAAAGCCATAGCTGAAACTGAGGGAGAGATGAAAGCACGTCTTACAGCGGTTAAAGATATGACTAATGGTGCATCACCCATAGAATATACAGCTGACTCACTTAATGAGGCCTCTAACACGGTTAAAGATAACTATAACTTTGTTAAGTCAACCATAGGTAATAATCCGGTTAGTTTGGATGTTACTAGTGACTTAACAAAGGCTTTAACTAGTAATACTAAAGCTATAAAAGACACTCTATTAAAGGGTTCAACAATAGAAAGTGATATTACGACAGCGATGGAGGATGCGGCTTCTGGTTCCAACAAATTAGGTAGAAACGCTACACCGGTTGAAATTCCTGAGTCTATGGTTGACGCTGAAAGTTCGGGTTCTGTACAGGCTATAAAGTCTACACTTAGTTCGCCGAATGTTACTACGCAAGATATCATTAATATTATGCCTAATATTAATAAGCTAATAAGTAGATCTGAGGGCGTAGTTAAATACAACTGGGGTAAAGTTAAAGATAGTTTACAAACTGCTTTAGAAAAATCACTAAACCCTAACGAGTTTAAAGCCTGGACAGAAGCTAATGCTGACTACAGTAAAATGGCCGATGTAACCTATGGTAAAGTAGGTGAGGTTATGACTAATGTTAGAAAGGGTATTATAACACCAGAAGTCGGAATTAGACAAATAAGTAAACTAAAGCCGGGTGAAACATTATTCAGTAATTTACAAGATATGGTTGGTAGTAAAGATGCTGCGGGTTTTGAAAAAGCTATACTTAAAGAAGCAATGGGTAAGAATTCAGAAACAGTCGATTGGGCTCACTTAGCTAGAAATATAGACCAGCACGGTTTTATTACTCCCGAAGGTAAAGCAATTAAGGCAGCTGTAGACAGTGTTTCAAAAAGCTTTTTAACCGACGACTCTATAAACGCTATTATAGCTAAGTCAAACTTCTCAGATAGTGGTATTGGTTCAAATATCTATGAAAGAGCTAAGGTTAAGTTTATAGGTTCTGTATTTAAAGCCTTGACTAAAAGAATACCTTTTAATGAGACTAGTAAATATGAACTTAGAATGGACCAACTGTCAAAGATACTTAGTTCACCAACTAAGGTTAAGAGTCTAATGTCTGAGTATAATTCACTGGGAGAAGGTGTTAAACAGAAGTTTAAAGATGACTTAGTTAAACAAATAGCATATAATCCTAAACTAGAATCGACGGGAGACGTTAACTTAAGTCCTATGTATTCAACATCAAAAGGTACAGTTAGTTCGGATATATCTCAAGCATCTTTACACGATGCACAGTTACAGATAGTTAAAGAAAGCCTAGGTAGCTCAATTAAGAGTGACCAAGTTATGCAAACCATTAAAAATGTCCTTGACGGTAAACGAATAGCTAACATCTTAAAAGATGCTAGTGAAAGAATGAAGGTTAATGATAGAGAGGGCAACGCTAAAATATTAAAGAAAATACTTGATAGAGAAGTAAATAATTTAGTTTCTAATGTAAATAAATCTAACGGTGTTAAGCTTCATCCCGATGATGTAGCCAAGATATACCAACTTAAACTTGACCAACTAATGAAGGATTGTAATGGCCTGTAGTATACTATTAGCTAACGCTATAAAAGATTTTGGATCTTACATAAGTTCAGCGAAGGAAGCGAAAATAGCTTCCCTATCTGCTACACAAGGTATACCTTCTAGTAGTGACAATACTCAGACAACACCTGTGGTTACTATGCCTCAGCCCGTTAGTGACCCTAGTCTAGATAATACTAAGAGTTTAAAGGACTACGCTAAAGCTGAGAATAAGAAAAACAACCCAGATACCTATGACAGTATTCTTAAGGCTGAATTAGGCGGTAAGGAACATATAGGCACTAAACTTCATATGGGTAAAACTATTGGGGCAGGAATAGACTTAGTTCAAAATCCTAAAGTCGGTGCTGATGCTCTAAGAAGTGCAGGTGTTAGTAATAAGATAGTCTCAAAATTACTACAAGGTGATAAGTCAGTAAGTATAACTACTCAGCAAGTTGAAGATGCCTCAAAGTATATGATTAACTACAGTTTAAAAGAACTTGAAAATAGACTCGGGTTTAAGATACCCGAACAATATAAGGCTGTAGTTGTTTTAGGCCAATACTATATGGATCTCAGACCTAGTAATAATAAGACGAGAAATGATTTGTATAATATGGTTAAGGCAAAGGACTTTGAAGGCTATCTTAACACCATTGCATCTGGAAGGGGGAGGGTTGCATCTGAAATGAGACAGCGGTTAGATAGAGCAGGAATTAAATACTAAGAAAGGAGATAGAATGGCAAAAGTAACAAGTAAAATGTCGGCAATTAAACCTAGTAAAGCGCCTACAGTAGCACCAATGAAAAAACTACCTATGGCAAAAGCTAAAGTTGTACCTATGGTACCTATGAAAAAACTACCTAAGAAATAGATAGTCTTTCGTAAGTTGAATTATTAAAGTCTTCTTTTTTGGAGACTTTATTATACACCTGGTCTGAAATTGCTTTCTTAACAAGTATATGATGGACAGTTAATGTATTACTTCCGTTTGTGTTAATAATTCTTTCCCTTCGTTGTATAAACTTAGCGCCAGAATAGTTGCTAGATAAGATAACAAAATGAGTGAGATGACTAAGATCCACACCTTCGGCATCTGCTGTTGATGAATATATTTTTGCTCGTCTAAATCTTTTCTCAAGTAAAATCCTTTCGCCTATAAAATTACACATTATACCTACTTCTTCTGTATCTCCAAAAGTATTAAATATGTAGTCTACTTTCTCTGTATTACCTAGTAATACATATTCCTCATCTACCTTAGCCACACCCGACTCCATCATATGTAATGATGTCCTTAGTTTCATTGTACTATCACATACTAACGGTAACTTATCATCACTAACCTTGTTAAACATATCAGGCCAAATATCAACTATAAAATCCTTTTGTAATTGATTATATAATGCCTTTGTAGGTTCATTTAGGTCAATGTAATGTATCTGGTCAACTGCCTGCAAATCCTTTGAAATACCCGCATCTTCCTGCGTCATATACACGGTGAAAGTGTTTATATAATCAATTAATTCGGGTTTATATCGATCATACTGTTGAATATCTCTTCCAGCAATCCTTAATGAATATCTTGTACCGTAATGATTATGAAATCTATAAAAGGTTGAAAACGCCGAAAAAGGATTAAACTCTGATATACTCATCTGGTAGTATATTCCACAAGGACTCTCAACTATAGCTGTACCGCTAAGGTGTATATGTGGCATTAGTTTACATAATGAACTAATGGTTTTAATTCTAAGCGATGGCTTACCCAATGTACCTAAGTTATGTGACTCATCAATTATAACTAAGTCATAGTGGTTTGGATTTAACTTGTGGGCTTGTTCATAGTTAGTAATTGTATACTTATGTTTTAACGCACTATTGCCAACTATAAACTTTTCCCATCCGGGTATTGCATTCTTTTTAGTTAAGACTAATATGTTAGTTATCTTAGTTGACTTTTCAGCAATTAATATACTTGTATAGGTCTTACCACTTCTAGGTTTTCCGGCCAAATATACATAACCTTTTTCTTTAAGAATAGGCCAACATTTATCTGCAAATACTAATTGATGGGGTAGAGGTGTTATCATAACTCACCTCTATGTAGTGCAAGTATTTGCTCCTCTACATACTCTTGAGACCAAGCAACAAAACTAATGCCACCTGACTTCTCAACCATATCTAAGTTATAAGATTGTAGTTTAGAAACTGTATTTCTACTCTCAGGTCTTTTAACCTCAATAGCTATAAACCTACCCTCATAACAACATAGTAAGTCAGGCACACCAGATTTAGAGGCGGAAACTATTTTAACAACATAAGCGTCTATACTTTCAAGATACTTAATTATCTTAGTCTGTATTTGTTGCTCTGTCATTAGTCTATTTCCTTATCTTCTCTTAGTGACACGATTACCGGCTGTATATATGTATCCATTATCTGTTCATATGATATCTCCCAAACCTTATCAATAAAATATTTCGGTGCTTGTAGTCGTTGTAGGTCAGATAAACCACTACCAGCTAATGCTGTTCTACCTATAGAATCTTTAAGAACTATTGCACCAATTTGATTAGCATATTTACCTTGTCCGTATTCAACACCGATACATAGTAAATCAACTGTCGGTCTATTTTTAAGCTTTATACTATGGTTTACTCGACGACTAAATTCGTAATAAGTATCTGGTTCTACCAGCATACAACCTTCCCAACCATTTGCGGTTAGTTCATCTTTATACTTAAAGGCCTCTCTCCCAGACATTATAACTGTATGAACAACTGAAATATTCATAGGTAATGCAGTGTATAGTAGATTTCTAGCTCTTTCTAACCTGTCTGCATATAAGTATAGACCTACCTCAACAAAGTCAAACACTTTGACTACACATCTATCTTCTTGACCAGGACTAGTTTTAATACCCTTCTTAAAGTTGGTTCTAAACGTAGTTAGAACAGCTGATTTACTTCTATCACCTAATTTACCTTCTGAGTCATAGTTAAACTCTCCGACGAGGGTGAAGTTATCTCCAGGCAGTGAACTAATATAGTAGTTCATTTTAGGTAGATTAAATTCCTTCCAATCACTAGTAAAGAATCTAACTACACCCCTAATCTTAGATATAAATATCTGGTGTCCGTCATACTTAGTCGAAACTAAGTATCTGATGTTATCAAATAACTCTAATGTTTTAGCGGGTAGTTTATCAAACGCTTTACCCTTTTGTGGTTTCCAGCCTATTTTCATTTAGTCTCCTTTGTTCTTTAAATATTTCAAGGTGAGCTTCCAACTCTTCTACTGACTTATATGTAGATATAAGAATGTTAAAGTTATCTAGTATTTCCTTACAAATAATAGGTGTAGGACATTTAGTCTTTCCTGTTGCGTAGTAGTGAACTTGTAAAGGTGATACACCGATAAGTTTTGCTATATGCGGCTTAGTATACTTTCTTTCAGTTAATAGATGCATTGCTGCCATAAGAGGCAGTACTAATGGGTTACTTTCCATAAGTATTTATAGTGTTAAGAAACTCAGTCTTTACACTATACTCCGTTAGAAATAAACCAGTTAGCTTAGTTGTAACAGTCTTTGCACCGTGATGTCTAACCCCTCTAGTACTAACACACATATGTTCAGCAACTACTTGAACACCAACACCTCTAGGTTGTAATAGTTCCTGCAATTCATCTGCAATCTGTGTAGTAAGTCTTTCTTGAACTTGTAAGCGTCTTGAAAATTTTTCAACTATCCTATTCAATTTACTTAATCCTACTATCTTATCACTAGGTAAATAGGCAATATGACAAACACCTAGTATAGGCGCTAAGTGGTGAGAACAGTGTGAAACAACTGGAATAGATAATTCTACAACCATCTGGTCTGTACCTTCATCTTCAAAGGTAGTGAATTTAAACTCTTTCTCATAACCCTCTGCCCAATCATCATCCCAAGCCTTAATAAATCTTAAGGCAGTACCGTCTGTATGTTGGTCTAGTCTACCTTTTGAAATATACTCCATTACTTTTTCCATTGCTTTTACAGCCGCATTTCTAGTTACCATTCTCCACTTTCCTTAAGTAAATTTTTTGCATACTCTGTATCTTTATATACAGTTTTATCTTCCGAGTCAGCTAATGCCCATATTCTTTCAACACAGGTTCCACATCTTCCACAATGAACATCTAAGTTACCTTCATAACAAGAATAGGTTTGTTCAGGAACCATTCCTGCCTTAATACCCATCTCAGCTATTTGACGCTTATCTATTTTAGCGAACGGTGCCACTAGTTCAAGTCTTGCCCAAGTACCGTTTTTAATAGCACTAGCCATTGCACTATTAAACTCTTGAGTACAATCTGGATATTGCGCATTGTCACCCATATGACTTGCCAACATAATTTTAGTTAAGCCATTACTTTCAGCAATACCAGTAGCAATACTAAGCATAATACCGTTTCTAAAAGGTACAACTGTTGATCTCATATTATCCTCTGCATAGTGTCCGTGTGGGATAGGTCCGTCACTTAACAAAGCAGATTTTATATTTGAGAATATAGTATCAAGTTGGATAACTTTATGTGTAATACCTAAGCGTTCACAGTTTAGTTTTGCCATCTTAATTTCTTGACCGTTATGTTTACTTCCGTAGTTAAAACTAATAGCTAATACTATTTGGTCTTTATAGATATGAAGAGCTGATGTACTATCAAGCCCACCTGAATAAATTAATACTGTATCTTTCATTTTACAAGCCTTTCCAGGAACTCAATATTTTCCTGCATAAATAAATTGATATAAGAAATTGGTTCTCCAAAACGGACAGGTAAACAGTTCTTTCTAGGCTGACTCTGTAACAACTCTTTACAAAATCCCTGCCATATAGCTGCACTACTATCCCAAGAGTATATCCAATAACTATACGGTGATAACATACCTAACTCCCAACAACTGTCAGTAGCGCCTAATAAGTGAATTTTCTTTTTAGGCATATCTAAGGATATATGATCTCTAAATAGTTCATATCTTGCACCCGGTGAATGTCTGTAGTCAATGTGTTGTGGACTAACACCTACCATATCTATGTCTTTATCAAACATAAATTCACGAAATTGTTCTGGTGTTTTTGGAATACACATAACTTTATAACCAGCTTCTTTAAACTCTTTTAAACCATCACGTGTTCCATCTGGACAGATAAGTGTTGTCGCATTTACTTTAGCTGCGGCGTCAAGCATTTCCTTAGGTGACAAACAATATCCAAGTTCAAAGAAACTATTATCAAGATATTTTTCTCCCTCTATCTCAGCAAACGCTTGTGCATATGCAGGGTCTGAAAGAACTAAGTGGGTTAGTACCATATTTAGTCCCTTATTATAATGTTTATCAACAAGCTTAATAAGGCTTGTTGGAGCGATATGTACTAGTCTTATTGGATACATTATTGACCTCCGTATAATTTGTGTAGTTGAATGGATAGTTTCCACTCTGGATGGTTAACCACATAGTCAGCACACCATCTAATGTTATCTAAGTCTAGTTCAGACTCAAAACTAATTGGTTGAAGATACTTCTCTGCAAGAGTAATATTCCATAACTCTCCAGGTATATTATCTTTACTAGCAGGGAGTTTTAACTCATCATAACCTTCAAATAAGACCTTAGCCTTAATTGACCATCTTGACTTTGGTGAATAGGTAATCCAATCAGCTTTACTAATGTTGTCTAAGTTTTCTCCATTAGTTTCTACTTGAACGTAATGCCCAAATAGTTGTAACTTAGTTATTAACTCATTTAGATCTTGAAGTGACGGTTCACCACCTGTAATAACTACGTGATCTATACCAGAAGTAAATTTAATTATATCCTCGATAGAACATTTGTCTATCTTTGACTTATCAGTGTGTAGTGGTTCATCACAAACTTTACCACCTCCGAAATCACACGCTAAATTACACCCAAAGAATCTTATAAAAGATGCCGGTGTTCCGGAGTGATGACCCTCACTCTGGATTGACTTAAACATTTCAACTATTTTGAACACTTATAGCTCCTTTTATTTCCACCCGGTTGAACTTCAATTTCTGGTATATTGTAATAGGTAACTGCCTCACCTATAAACGGTTTTAGTCGTTTAGCCACAGCCCAACCCGTAAGAGTTTCTTGTACTCTAACTTCTTTAACCGGCAAACTGTTATCAACACAAGCTCTAAATATATGGTAAGCCATATTTTCTGCTGTTGGGTTATAGTCAATTTCAATCATTCTAAGCGGAAGAAGTCTTAACATTGCTTTGTAGTGATCGGCTAATATGTCTTCTGAATAGAACATAAATGAATGATCCCAAGCTTCAAACAAGTGACTAAGTTTGTTCTTTAGTTCACCAAAATCCATAACCATTCCATCTTCATTTAGATATTCAGACTCAAGTGAAACCTCAAATATATAACTATGCCCGTGAATACTTTGACACTTTTTACTGTATGATGATACCAGTCTATGTGATACCTCTGCCTTGAATTGTTTAGTTGCTACCATTTATTCTTTCCTTTATATATAGAGCTAACTTTCTTGTTAGCTTAACGTCCGTCATAGAATTGTGTAAGCTACCTTCTTCTATGATACCAAACTCCTCACAAACTGTACCTAGTTTTTGGTTAAACGTCTTTGGTAAGACTCCCATAAACTGAGTAAATTTTAATGCTTCAAAAACATCAATTTGCTTTCTAGTAAAATATGCACTAATCTGCCTATTAAATAAACTAAATAGTTCTTCTAAGAAAAACTTATCGAATGTGCTATTATTATAGCCACAAGGAACAACCTTAGCATTACTACAATTAACCGTGACTAGATGCATAATGCTTTTAACTACAAATTCAGCCTCTACACCGTTATCCTCTAGCCAATCAATACTTAGGCCGTTTATCTTCATAGCCTCAGGTGCTACTGTAACTTCTCTCCCATATGTGGAAGGTTTTATATAGTAGTCAAACTCATCTATAACTGCGCCTGTATCTGTGTTACAAAGTAGGCCTGATATCTGAACAATAGCCGCACCGTCTTTAATATCTAAACCAGTTGTTTCAACGTCATACCATAGGGAGTAATTCATACGTCGTCTCCTGATTTTGCTGTCCATAACTCAAGTTTATATTCCTTTGTTACTTGGTGCATATGTACTAGACGCATATTTAGTATTGCCTCTTTCTCTGTTTGCTTATTGTCTAAATACGCTTTAAGGGTATTTCGCCATAACACTATTTCATCTGTAGTTGAACCTAGTATAGCCTCAGCCTTTTTAGGTCCGATACCTTTAACACCGGTAATTCCGTCCGCAGAGTCACCCATTAAACATTGTAAGTAAGGCCATCTTATTGCTTCCGCTTGTGTTGTTTCCTTCCAACTCATTAAGATCTTGTACTTAAAGTTTTCATAATAGTTAAAGTGAATTCCACTAACACCATTAAAAACATCTTTATCTACAGAACATAAAATATACTTTTCTGGATACTCACGTTTAAGCATACAAACTATATCATCTGCCTCGTAGTCGCGATGAATAAACGCCTTAGTTGGAGTATGCTCAACTAATAAGGTCTTTAATTCTCTCAACCCTGTTGGATATCTTGTGTCTTTTCTGTTACTCTTATAATCAGGTGTTAGATGATATCTAAAATTCTTGCCAGATGTGAAGTGTAGTTCAAAGTCCTTACAACCCGTTATTTCTACATAGTTATTTATCTTTGCATTTGCTACTTCAAAGGCTTCCTCCATATTAATTTCATAACCCGTCTCGTCATCACCATACTCACAACCACTGCAAGTGGCATAAGCAATAGTATCAGCATCAATTAAAAGAATCTTACCTGTTGTATCTGGTTTAAGATGTATATTCTTAACCAGCTTTTCTCTTTCTTCTATTCGTGTTTCATCAAACATTATATGCTCCGAATTGTTTTTCAAGTGCTAAAATAAATAAACTATTTGTAGCAATGTGTGCCATATGAGGTAGTCCACTTTCTGGATCTACTATTTCACCTTGTGCCGTTGCACTGTAATGTCTAAGTAGGGCCGCTTTATATCTGGATACATCTTCTTTGGTACTGTTAATTCTCCAGTTTTCTGCTGGCAGAGGATACTTCTTAATTCCGTAAGTTAACACTTTAGCTACATAGTCTAAAGCATCGAAAGGCATAAGATCGTATCTTAGTTTACCCGCATCTTGTTTAACGTTAGTATTTGAACCGGCCCATTTATCTCTCCAATCCGAACCTACGTCAGTACGGGATATTTTAGGGGTTATAAGTTCCGAATATTTAGCATCGGTAATAGGTTTTTCTGTATCTTTCCACTCTTTTATTTCTTCGCTAGTCATTGTTAATCTCCTCTAAGATTCTAGTTTATCTGTTTGCACAAGGCCTAAATCACGTTTTTGTACTTTACCACATTTAATACAGTGTCTAATTTGATACCAATGAGAACCATAAACTTTAAAGGGCTTCAACCAAGGAGCCCATTTATGAAAGAATAAACAACTATTTAACATTGTTAATCTCCTCTTCTAAGTCTTTACCATACATATACATACCATCTAGCTCAAAGTTATAGTCAGATGTACCGTGTTCTATATCATCCCAATTTGAACCTACTGCAACATCTACCGGCATAGGTACATCAACTAGCGGAGCGTTCTGGATTATTTCAAACCAAGCCGCTTGAGCGCATAGCGCAACTTTTCTACTAAGTTCAGTATACAAAACTTCATCATCCGGTATATCAAGAATAATACTATCGTGAACCCTATTAGTAATAAAGACTTCAGGATACTTACTAATAATATATTTATCAACGTAATGCAACCATAGTTTAAATACCTCACTTCCTGTACC